ACAGATCTATCGTAAATAGATATATGTTTATCATCTAACTCTAAAGGTTGGAACAAATATAAATCACCAATATTTACTAAATTACCTAATCTTCCATATCTATCACTAATAAATTCATTTTTATCTTCTACGAGTTGATTCAGCGCCGCATTAATTTGGACCAATGGATAATTTTTCACAGCATTAATCATACTAATTAATTTATTTTTTCTATAAAAATAACCGTCCTTGAATAAATTTCTAATGCGTTGGATAATTTTGTCACTATTCATCATAATAAAACTTTCACTATATGTGTCTAATATAACATCATCCTCAGTAATAGTTTTGTTTGGTTTGCAAGTATAAGCACACTTTGGCATATAATCACATATGGCAGTATATGGTCTATCTCCTACAGCATACATTATATTTTTGCCACTTGATAATTCTTGCTTAACCGTTTGATTTAATTGTTCTACAGTGAAGCCTATTTGTTCAAAATTCAGTAAACAGTCAACGGCGATTTCTTTTAATACACGGCTAACAACACCAATTTGAACTGCTTTTAATTCAGCTAATCTGTAAACATATAAATCGGCTGCTTCATTCGTTTTATCATCCAAAAGAGAACCGTGTAAATAAATCTCCACATTTCTTTGTTTAAAAGGAAGATCTTTGTGACTGCATGTTCTTACTGCGCGACCGATAACTTGCTCAGGACGATTCATATTATACCAAGGTTCTAAAATGTGAACTTGGCGAATAAATTTAAAATCTAAACCTTCAGATCCGGCTTGTGAAATAAGAACAACTTTTACTTTTGTGCCTTCTTTATTATCTACATTTGTTAATAATCGTAGGTCATCAACATTATTTGGCGAAAAAGCTTTATCACCGGTAATCATGACATATCGCGCAGGATTAAAGTCGTCTTTGCTCACTTCACCTTTGGGCTTATATGTCAATGCATCAATTTGTTCGGTAGGAGCAGTTTTAAATAAAGATGATGCACTACCCGCTCGGGTAAACCCTAATTCTTCAAGCGCAAGCGCTATGGGGACTAACCCGCCGTCAATATATTGCGAATAAATCAAAACAACTCCAGTAGAATTAATAATGTTGTCACAAATATTTTTTATTTTTCCACTATATTTACCAATTAATTCTGGAGAGAAAATACGACCATAATCATTGGTTTTATATTCGAAATCTTTTCTTGATGGTGGAGAATAAGATTCTTTATATTTTATTACTTGTGCTAACCCTTCTTTTCCAACGAGTGTAGATATATTTATGGCAGATTGATCATCATCAGCAGTTTTACTCAAAATCTTATCAAGTTTTTTTGATGGATATACAATATTGAGAGCCTCGAGTGGTCTTTGTAATAAAGTATAACCAAATGATTCCATATTTTCAAAAGATGGCTTGTTTCTACCTTCAGGACCGAACTCACCAGATTTTAATTGATTTATAATATAGTTATAACCTTTTTGCTGGTATTCACCTACATCAGTTAAATACACAGCAAGTTTTTCTAAATTCTGAATAATTTTTTTACCATTTAACTGAGTAGTAGGGAATTCATTTTCATTAAATGTATGTGAAATAGCAAATTCACTGGGCCAAATTCTATAAGGAAAGGTATAGGGATTTTCTCCTCTTACAAATGAAATATATCCGGTTGCTTTTCTCTCCAATAATTCTTTTCCAACTTCCTCACCATCGGAATTAATTCTAAAACTACCATCTTTATTAAAAACATCTTTTACAGTTAGACCAGGTCTTTTGTCATTAATATTCATTAAATTAACTAACCATATGATTTCCTTATAACTATTATACATTGGCGTAGCAGACAAAAATAACAAACGTAAATTATCTACATTTTCAACTAATTTCAGCAATTCTTTTGCCACACGTTTATCTTTATTATCATCGGTAATGCGAATATTATGAACTTCATCAATAATAATTAAACGATTATTAAAAACTCGTTTTAATTTATTTTGCATAATTAAATTTCGCTTTTTCTCTCCCTTAATATCACTATCAATCTGTGATTTTTTCAAAATATAATTAGCAAATTCAATATATCCTAAAAATAAATATGCATTATTAATGATTCGCTTTATTTGGCGCACCACTTTTTCTTTTGAAAGCCCCTTCATATTCATAGGATTAATTTCTTTCAAAAATTTGTTTCCGGTGCAAGCACGTAGATTCCATAAACCATCAATTAATTGTAATTTTCTCTCATCGAATAATTGTAATTTGAAATTTTCTTGGACATTTGGTGATGCAACAACAATAATTCTTTGGGAGATACCCATCTGATTTAAATAGTCGCGCATTTCCTCTGCCACACTAATAGCAGAGCATGTTTTACCGCTTCCTAATCCATGATACAAAAGTAAACTATTATAAGGTGTTTCAAAAGAAAGAAAATTGCGAACAAACATTTGATGTGGCGCCAATTCATATTCAGCATTACACAAAATATCTGCTTGTTTTTCCACATCATGTATTTTTCCATCATAGCGTGTATCATGAAATTCTTTTCGCTCTGCTATTTTGATATTAAATTCAGGGTCATCTAAATTAGGATATAAATAATTATATTCATTTTCCTCTTTTTCAAATTGTTTTCTCTCTTCTTTTGATTTCACAATTTCAAATCGTTCTAATTGTTTTTTATCAGGAACATCGTCTATTTTGATTATATTATCATATAATGCCTTTAAAGATTGTTCATCATTTTTTTCTATAATTTTAAATTTTCCTAATTTTTTCTTGGGTTTGATTTTTGCAGACATATACTTATATATTAAGAATATAAACTATATTCGCTTAATAATGTATTTACACGTCTCAAAACATCTATTTTTTCTAAATTATAGCTTCGCATTAATGCAACAGACTCGTTAAAAGAGACCCACCTAATATCACTCACCTCACTTATTTGAAAAGGACCTTGGGGTTCAGTATCAACATCTATTTTCGCTACAAAATATTTGTGTTTATAAGATTTGTAATTGGATCCAGTAAATATTTCTTCAAAGGGAATTAGATTCTGAATAATTTTCAAAGAGCTTCTTTGATAACCGGTTTCTTCCTCGAATTCCCTCAAAGCACATGTAATATCTTTTTCTTGATAATTGCGCCTACCTTTTGGAAAACCCCATTCGGTTTCCTCCCATTTAGTTTTAGATTCATCAATAAGAGATTTTAATGTATATTCAACACCTCCGCTGGTAACACCTAACTTAAGTGATTCGAATTTTTCTCGAGATGTTTTCTCCTCTCCTCGATATTGAATCCCTATATAATTGCCCCACAACTCATTCCATAATTCATTAAAATCGTCATTTAACAAGCGTGTTTTTTCCTCTAATGTCATTTCATCAATAATATTTTGCAAATAGAGTTTATTATAAATAGGATATTTTCCTCTCATAAAATCTACATAGCCTAAAGTATCTTTACGTCTAATCATTAAAAATTGGCGCTGATCTTCAATATGCCTATATGCTATAATGCCTATACTTGTAATAGGATGTTTGCAATGATGAAAAGCATGTCCTGTTTTTCCGCAATTATTACAAAAATTATAATTTTTTGACATAATTAAGTTATTAGTTATTCTGTGTATCTTTTTATATCATTTAATGTAATGGGATTAGACCCGAAAATATGGGGACCGCATTATTGGTTTTTTCTTCATACAGTTGCGTTATGTTACCCAAAAACGCCAAATGAAGTAACCAAAAAGAAATATTATGATTTTATTCATAATTTTCCGCTTTTTATACCGATTGAGGATATAGGAAACACATTTAGTAAATTAATAGATAAGTATCCAGTTACGCCATATTTAGACTCGCGGGATTCTTTTACGCGTTGGGTGCATTTTATACATAATAAAATAAATGTGGCATTGAAATTGCCTGAGCTAACTATGGATCAAGCAATGTCATCATATTATGAATATTACAAACCAAAGGCAGTAAAAGATAATGATACACGGCGTTTTAGAGAGAAAGCAGTTTTTGCTGGATTTATAGTTTCAATACTAATTATTGCCGGGTTGTTATATAACAAATAACAGATAGTAAATAACAGATAGCAGATAGCAAATAGCAGATAGCAAATAGCAGATAGCAAATAGCAAATTATTATATTATATAATTGTATATAATGCCTCGTGAACAAAAAGCGGGTGAAGCAATAGCAGCTGGAGGTTATGGGTGTGTGTTTAAACCACCAATTAAATGTCGTGATAAATCATTGCCCTATGAACCAACCGGTATATCAAAATTAATGTCGAAGACAAGTGCCGATGATGAAATGAGAGAAATTGCAGCAATAAAACCTATAATTTCTACTATTCCAAATAATCAGCGTTATTTTCTTGTTAATAAAATTAGTCAATGTAAACCTGCTAATTTAACTAATGAAGATAAAAAAAACTTTGATACAAAATGTCATAATATGAGAAAAAGGGGTGTAACCGCTAAAAATGTAAATAAATACTTAGACAATTTAAGTATTATAAATATTCCATATGGAGGTAAAGATTTAAACAGTTATCAAGCTGAACGCATTGAATTTGCGAATGCTGCATCTCGCAGCTATATACTTAAAAAAACATATAAAGAAACTCTTAATAAATCATTTGCTTATACCAATTATGCTTTGATAGATTTGTTAAAAAATGGTATTGTTGAAATGAATAAGCGTGGTTTATATCATTGTGATATTAAAGCTGGAAATATTCTGCGTGATGGAAAACTTAAAGATGAAAATCCAAAAGTTCGCTTGATTGATTGGGGATTGGCTACTATACATAAAAAGAGCGATAAGCATATTCCAAATATGATAGGTGTTATTCAATTTAATGTTCCATTTTCAAATATTTTATTTAATCTAGAGTCGGAATTTATTATAACAGATGAATTAGATAAAATTAAAAATTCATTTGCTCTTGTTGGAGATAATAAAGAACTTGGAAAAAGAGCAATTATGCAAACAGTAGCTATTCAAATTCTTGCCGAAACATTTAATGTAGTAGGAGAAGGTCATAGAGCATATGTAAGAAAAGATTTTAATGAAATTTATAAACCTCTACTAAATAATGTCCGACCCAAAATTAGTTTGACAAAGAGTCTTGAATATACATTCAACACTGATATTATAATAGATTATTTAGCAGAGGTGTTAACTTATTATGTAGTTAAAAATGCTTCGACAGATGAATATAAATTTAATGCAAAAAAATATTTGGAAGAAGTTTATTTGAAAAATGTTGATATTTGGGGATTTTTAATGGCTTATCTTTCATTTTTGAAAATAAAGGAAGACGAAGACGGGGACATTGTTTTTGATTGGAGCGATACATTAACAAATAGTATTTTGAGAATTTTAATGGAGTATTGTTTCAATCCAAAATATGCCGTCACACCTATTCCTGTTGACAAAGTTATTGAAGACTTAAAAAAACTTAATACTTCATATGTATTAGGTGTTGACGTTCCACAACCTGCAACTCCTGTATTGCGAACAGCGCCTTCTTCTCCTAAGGCAGCGGCAGCGGTTACTGTCAAAAAATCAAAGGTATGTCCTCCTGGCAAAGAAATTAACCCAAAAACAGGAAGATGTATTAACATTAAGAAACCAAAAGCTACACGAAAAGTCAAACCGGCGGATGCCAAGGCTACTACTGCAAAACCTGTTGTTAAAAAGACCAAAAAACTCGTTTTAAAGTCGTCGACAAAAACAAAGGCAAAAACTTTGAAAGTTAAGAAGGTAGATTCCATTTCTTCTCATATGCGCAGAAATGCCGCACAGGCAATATTAGATGGAAACCCTCTACATGGTTTTGCTTGGCCAGAATCACGTCGATGTCCTAAGGGGTCACACGCGCGGGAAAATCTCAAAAGAGGACTGAAGCTTTGTATACCAAATAAAAAAAAATAGATTTTGTTTGAATAAATAGCTTTTTAATATACTATTATTGTATATTATGAAGGTTGAATTGCTAATATTCGGCTTAACAGCATTTTTTATAGCAAATACTTATTATGACGGAAAATATGTTCAATTAGTCAAATCTTGGAAAAAGTATTATCAAATGGCCGCAATTGGATTCGCAGGACTTTCTGCTTATGTATTTCTAAAAAAATATCCATCTCATACACGTGGTCTTTTATCTAATGCGAGCAGTATGGTAAAATATATGCCAATTGATAAGGATGCTGGTGATTTATTAACACCTATTTTAAAAATGTCGAACACAAATATGTTTGGTGGTAATCAAGATTTAAGAGGTGCGCAAGTAAATGGAAATGGCCAATATTTAACGCCACAACAACAAAGAATGCTTAATTCAGGAAAAAAAGGAACCAAACGTTGTGTAAGTGAAACAAAGAAGAAATATGTAGCTTCGCAACAAGGATGGAAATGCGGTGATTGTAAGGAGCAGCTGCCTGCGTGGTTTGAGGTCGATCACAAAATAAGATTAGATTCAGGTGGATCTAATCATATAGATAATTTAGTAGCATTGTGTCGCGATTGCCACGGACGAAAAACAGCTATGGAAAATTTGTAATTCTATAGTATAATATT